AAAGCCAAGTTAACGATTGAATTCGGCTTTCAACAAATGGGCGATAACGAACAGGTTATTGTTTCCCATAAATTAGCTTCATCATTGCCAACTAAGCGCGGCAAGAAGTCCGAAGAAGATGTAACTGAAACAGCGTTCTTTGTCGGCAAAGGTGGCCAGCTAACCATTAACCAGCCTGTAGAAGATAGCGCCGGCCAATACTCGCTAGAATCTCAGCGTGAAGATTTTGAGAAAATCGACAAGGATACTGGCGAAATATCGAACGTTCGCCGCCTTACCCAGTAATCAATAAATTCGCCGGGGCAAACCCGGCACAACTTAAATTTAATTAACAGCGAGAAATATTATGTCATTGACAAAAGATGCAATTCAGCACTTAGAAAAAACCGTACTACTTAGCAACGTTAACGAAGCATTATCACTAATTGGCGCCAAATCTCCTTTGGTTGCTTTGCCTGACAACGTTAAACTTCAAGATCTTGAAGGTTCCATGGAATATCGATCTTCATACCGCTTTAACTTTCAAACCAAGTCAATTAAAGACTTCGGCGAATATTGCAAAGAGTTCGACCAGGAAGGTGCCAAGTGTTTCGTTAATTCAGATTATATGAATGCTCAAACGTTCTTTGATCTTGGCACTGAAAATGCTCCACTTCACCAACGCCACACCGCTAAATTGCAACTTGATAAATTTAAGGCATTGCTGCGCATTGACGGTGAACACCTAAGCCAGAAAGAAGCGGCTAACTTTGTTGAAGACTGGTCCGGTAATATTTCGGTCCTGTCTAAAGATGGTGAGGTAATGGGAATCTCCCAGGCAGTAAAGCAGTTGCGTGAAATCACTATTGAACAAGTATCATCCGTTGATAGTAAGGTCAGTGATTTTGGCGAATCAATGACCGCAATGGAAAAAGTTGAAGCCAAGAATCAGGACGTGATCCCGGCAGTGATTGAATTCACTTGCTATCCGTATCATGGCCTGGCCAATCGAGCGTTTACCGTTCGTGTTTCTATCTTGACCGGTGGCAGCAAGCCAGAAATCAGCCTGCGCATCATTAAGCTTGAGGCTCAAGAAGAAGATATGGCCGAAGAGTTCAAAAAGGTATTAAAAGATACCTTTGGCGAAACGGATCTCAAGGTCTTTATTGGCGAAGGGTAGCCACTAGACACAATTAATTAAGCCCCCGGACTGGGGCTTTTTTGTGCTTGTTTGCATGACTCCGACGTGATATTGTCACTCTTTATTGTTAAATATGTCGAGGTTATAATGAAAAAATTAGATTTGGTCGGGTTAAAATTTTGTCTTTTGACTGTGGTGAGCAGATCAGAAAAAGAGGGTCGCACACGTTGGAATTGTGTCTGCGAGTGCGGGAATAAAAGCGTGGTGCAAACAAGCCACCTAACAAGTCTTTACACTCAATCATGCGGCTGTATCCATGGAAAGGTAAAGGAATATCATGGTGGATCAAATACGGCAGAGTACACTGTTTGGCGCGCGATGTTAGCTAGGTGCTTAAATGAAAACAACGATCATTATGCTAACTATGGTGGTCGGGGCATCGTAATTTGCGAAGAGTGGATCGCCTCATTTGGTTCGTTTATTAAAGATATGGGTTCGAGACCTTCAGAAAGTCATACTATTGAAAGGGAGGACACTAACGGAAACTACGAGAAATCAAATTGCAGATGGGCCACAAGGAAGGAAAATCAGCAAAACATGAGGATAAGTAAATTCTGGTTTGTGGACGGGGTTCGTTACGACTCTATAAGTCACGCATCAGATGAACTTTTAGTATCAACTTCAACCATTGAACGGTGGTGCAATGGCGGTAAAAACAACGGCAAACAAGTTAATAAAAAACCTGGTTGCTATAGTGAATTAAAATATAAGGAAAAATCATGAAAAAGCTTTTAGTTAAGATCGGTGAGTATGAGAAAGAAGGCGAGACAAAATCAGAATTTTTAAAAATTGGCGTTATCTTACAAAATAACAATGGTGAGTACTTGTTACTAGATCCGACCGTTAGTTTGGCCGGTGTTCTAGCGAAGCAAAACGCGCTGGAATTCAAAAAAGGCGGCGTCATGCGTGATAGCGTCATGTGCGGCATTTACGAAGATCAGAACAACCAAGGGCAACAGCAGCAGCAAGGCCAGCAACAGCAGCAAGGCGGCTACCAGCAACAGCAGCCTCAAAATACACAGCAATATAACGACCCGCAGCATCAACAACAGGGCGGTTATGGCAATAACCGGCAGTAAGGCGGTAAAATTAACCAAGCCGCTTAACCGCGGCTTTTTGGGTGAAAGTGTTTAATTAATCGAGGTAAATATGAGTAAACTTTTAGATCAAATCAAACATCACGAAGGGTTGAGACTTAAGCCTTACAAATGCACCGCCGGTAAAATGACAATTGGCTATGGAAGAAATCTTGAGGATCGCGGCATAACTAAATATGAAGCTGAACTGCTTTTATCTCATGACGTGGCGGAAATAACAGAGCAGCTGAGTGCTGCTTTTGAATTTTGGCGACTATTGGACGAACCTCGCCGGGCGGTGCTGGTTAACATGGCGTTTAATATTGGCGTCCACGGATTGTTAAAATTCAAAAAAACATTGTCATTAATTGAGTCCGGCAATTATTCATCGGCATCAATCGAAATGATGGATAGCAAGTGGGCAAGGCAGGTATCAGGCCGCGCGTTAGATTTAAGTGTTCAAATGGATTTAGGGATATTCTCATGAGCTGGTTAACCGATATAGTAAGTGGTGTTATATCGCCGGTAACAAACCACTTCACAAAAAAGAACGATAACAAAACTAAGATAAAGCTTCAGCAGATAGAACGCCTTAAAAGCTCAGATGATGCGCTTGCTGAATGGGAAAGTATTCAAGCTGAAAGCGGAAATAATAGTTGGAAGGATGAATGGATTACTTTAATCATTACGTTACCAATTCCAGTTATATTTATTTCCGTTATGCTGTCTGTATTCCTTGATAACCCAATGATGGCCGAAGCTGCTCAAGCTGGCGCTTCAGCAATCAAAGAGTTGGTTCCGAATTACGATGAATTGCTTTACATAGTGTGTCTGGCCGCAATAGGCATAAAAGCGTTCAAAAGATGATACCTAACATACAGGGCGTCATCTTCTTAATCGGGTTTATTTTGATTTGTGGATGTTTTGTGTGGCTGCATAATAAATCGAAGTAGCGCAAATAAGGACATGAGAAAATGATGCCAAACTTATCAGGGGCGATCACGCTAATAGTTATCGTTTTATTAGCGTGATACCTAGTTTATATGCACATTAAAAGTAAAAAGCCCCGTATTAACGGGGCTTTATTTTAGAATACTACGGCCATTTGCCTAGGGTCGCTACCTGTTACTGCATAAACATCACCGACAGATAATCCACCACTTACGGCAGCGGCATTGTTAGTGAACGTTGATAGCCTTAGTTTTCTTCCCATTATTAACTCACTGTTAGGAAAATCAGAAAACTGTACTGTGCCGCCGATTTTTGAAGCTATACCGATAATCCGACTGTTATTGTCCGTTTCTCTGTAATCGCAATATAATGACGTTTTAGCCGCCATTTGACTAGTCTGAGGTTTTCCGCTTGTAACCGTATCAGTAACGGCCTTGATTTCAGTGTCTCTTACTTTACTATCAGCGGTTAACGAGCTAGCTGCAATGTCAGTACAAGTGCCAATGTGTTTGATATCAAATGAGCATTTATCTGTCTCAAACACATCACCGGTTATAGAGTCTGCTTCCGCAAATCGAGTAAACAGAAACAATCTAGTACAAAGCCCTTCAAACACTGCATTTTTCAGATGAACATTATGAGCGTCACCCATGAAAATGGAACCGATATTTCCATACGCAGGTGAATTATACAAAGAAAAATTATTTACAATCACGTTGCTGCCTCTATCCATAGAAAGCGCGCCATGATCTCTTGAGTAAGTTGTGGACTTACCGCAATTTATAGCTATAACATTATCTATAATATAACTAAATTCATCGCCAGTAACAGGAAATACACCCTCGTTACCGAATGCTAATATTACAGTTTCGCATTCCTCCGAAATAACCGTACCTATGAGGTTATTAGGACTCTGTAGGGTTGTATCGCCCCCGGTAACAGTGACGGCGTTGTAACAGTTCTTAGCTGTAACACGGTTAACCATGGCATTCCTGTTGCCATTTTCAACGGGGTTGACCCCGGCTTCAATGTTTAATGCACGACCGCCTTTTTTTATTTTGTCATGAACAGCATTCTCAACAAATAAGTTAATTATTTTAGCATTGGTTTGATTTCTACGGAGGTAGGCCCCGCCCTCCGCTGGTATTGAATCACAATCGATAGTTGGATTAAGAATCTGAAACCCATCAGCGCCAGCTATACCAGCTATTGCACACTCAAGACTTGTTGATGACAGTGCCTTTAATTTACCTTGAACGTCAAAAATCATATCATTATTACAAAGTAACGTATCGTTATACCCGTAAGTTTTACCCCTCTCACCGAGTATAACTACGCCGCCTCGCCCACCTGTTGGGCTTACTCTGTCCCTAGCGGCATTAAAAACAGGTTCAGCGTCAAACGCCGGACTCGTAGCGAGATCCAAAAGGCCTATTTGTGACATGTTTATAACACCATCAGGAGTTCTCAATCTTACCTGTAAGGATAACGTATCATGATCAAAAACATCTAAAATGCCTGCGCCTACAGGAAAAGATAAAAGATCAAATGCCTCCCATACTCCACTACCGTACCCAGTTCCAGCGGTGTGTTCCTTCACATTCAAAACGTCACCAATTTCAATTCTTGTGTCATCAAGTAAAATTGCTAGTGTTGCGGGGTTTAATCTATCAAATCTTGCATTTAACACGCCACCAGTAACGCCAACATCAACGGCTATAGTTACCGGCGTCCCCTGGTTGTCAAAAACAGCGTTATAATCTGCTGCTGCTGCAAAATAGGTAAATTGGCCGAGACTATTGGCTGTCGCTCCCGATTGTGTGATCGGTATTGTTCCTGCCGAATCTGAGAATATCAAAGACAGGCCACCGCTTGTGCCGTTTGCCAATCGCTCTCTTATTTCTATAGGTGCATTTTCAATTATATTGAATGGACTATCTGTCTTGGACACGATAGTTACGGTAAAGCTTTGTAATGCCATTATGAGCGCCTTCCTTTAATATTTAAGCTGTTATCGCCTGATATTATTGTAACAGTATTACCATTCGATACGATAGCAAACCCACCAAGGCCACCATCTGATCCGGTGGGGCTGTCGCCATCTTCACCCCATTCACCTGCAGACACTCCACCCTGAGAACCCGGCGAGCCTCTTGAACCGTCAACCCCTGGTTGAGCCGTGTCAAGAATAGGTCCGAAATCTATGCGTACTGTTCCGGCGTTTCCACCTGTGCCGCCAACGAAACCTTGGCCACCTCCGCCGCCATTGAGTGGCCCAGTAATAACCGGATCGTTCGTACCAGAAGACCTAGAGCCGCCAGCACCACCCCCGCCAGCCCATATCGCACCAGAGCCAACGTTAATAGTGCAGTCAACAGTTGCGTTAAATGCATCATTCCCCACTATGCCAGGATCGCCATTCTCAACAAAACTTCCGGTGACATCTATGGGGTTAGGCATATTCAATTGACCGCCGCGACCGCCGTTACCGCCTCGACCCTCGATAGCACCCCTAATTATAAAATCAAAAGTAACTCCAGCTGCTTGCACTCCTGTTGTAAATGCGGGGGCAGCAATTGTGGCACCAATTGTCACGCCGGTATCAATTAATACAATAAAATTACCAGCCGCCGGAGAGAATTCAGTTGATAAATCATAATCTTCTCTATTTTCTGATATTGTAAAATCAACAGTAACCCCCTCAAGAGGGTCCTGAAATAATCGTGTTTTAATCCGATATCTGCCTGGGCCTTCTTTGCCGTTATCTTCAATCATTAGCACCTGGTGGTTTTCTGCTTTTGATGATCCGTCAACATTTACCAATCGAGAACTTGATAGGTTTATTATTGAACCTAATTCCAGCCTACCGCCTTGGGTGTCGAAAACACTTTCAACATCCAAATCGAACTCCGCCAATTGTGGAACTGCATTAACCCTGTCAATAGTTCGTTGCGCTATAGCCGTTCCTTTGGTTACATCTGCGCTGGAAGTCGTTAACCATCTAAAAAATTCAATTTTCTTTTCATTAACTTCACCGATATTTTCTGGAAGCTCATTTGTTAAATTAATTGATTGAAAAATTATAGAGAAAAATTCCTCATCTTTAATTTTTGTAATGTCATTCGGCCCCCAAGCAACAGAGTATCGGGTAAATTGATTTTTAGTATCCCTGGTAAATGTTATTGAATCCTGGCCAATGTGATCATCTTCATTGATATTAATAGGTTCCACACTAGCATCGGCAACCTGTTTTATTCTTATTTTTTGATTTTCTTCATCGTAAAAAACAGTTAAGTCACCGACTTTTATCAGCTCATTTATTAGAATGTTCACTGATGTTGGTTTGTTGATATTGGCCGTTAATGTGATGCTTGATGTTGCTGCAATAACCGCGGTGTAATCATCTAAAAATACTGATGGTACTCTTGTGAAATTAATCAATAAA